GTGCGAATCGGTCGCTGCTGAACTATGTAGTCAGTCGGCTCGACTATGTAATCAGAGTTCAGTGTCAGCGTCGTCTCGAAAGTTCCGTTGCCGTCATCATCGAGTTTGACGATGAGACCCGTAGTGCTGCTGATGTCACTCGTCTGCAAACGGTAAGCGTTGTTGGCGAACAGCGGAACTGCGGTCGCAGCAGTCTTGTAGAAGAACCTGCCGCAGTAGCCGTCGATGCGCCGTGATGCGCCCTCGATCGAGTTCTCGATCAGAGTGTCATCGACAGCATCTGAAAGACGCAGAGCAGCCTTGACTTCGTTCAGGGTGCAGTACCCGTTCGTGATCGCCATGTGCGCTCAGCCTCTCTTGCGTTTCGACGGCTTCTTTCTCGTTGCAGTTTCAGTCTGCGCATCAAGACTCGCAGATTCGACAGCGACACCGAGACGGGCTAACAGTTCATCGACTTGCGCAACACGATGCGTCAGACCACGCCGCTCGTATCCGATGCGTTCGATGAGCAGAGCCTGCACTGTGCTGCGGTGTTCAGCCATCGTGAATCGCCCGATCTGCTCTCAGCGATCGTTCACACTTGCGTGCTACTAGACCGCTGAGAGTTCAGATTCAGAAGGTCGGGGTGACCAGACCTGTGCCACCCACCAAGGCGAATGCATTGGGGTAGCGGTTCGCAGTGAATGCTGAGTACCCATAGACGATCATCGTGATGTCGAGTTCAGCAGCCTTCGGTTGCTCGAAGCGCAGCATCATCGGATCGCCACCGCCCTGTTCCCACAGGTGCGCTTCTTGCGTGTTGCCGACGATGATCACATCCTCGTTCGAGCCAGCACCGTTCGTCGTGATGACATTCGCATCAGTGATCACGGGCAGACCGAGAATCGTGTAGCCGCTGTTCCCGTACACAGGTGCGCCGTTGCCCGAAGCGAACGCAGGCTGACCGTTGAAGTTCGGCACGGGCACTGCGAGCGGTCGCTTCTGATCATCGACGGCTGCCAAGATGAAGGCGAGACGGCGTGGATGCATCAGGATGAAGTTCGGACCAGCGAAGTAGTTGGTCTGAATGCGCTGCACACAGTCAGCCAGTTTCGGATACAACTCAGCGACGGTCGGGGATGCGTCGGTGTAGGTGACGACTTGCGTGATCACATTCGTGAGCGATGTCGCACTGGTCGTGACGAACAGGCTGTCGAGATTCGTGTGATACGCCGACACGAGATCAGCCATCACGAGCGAGTCGATGTTCGTGCCACGCTCGATCGCTTGACGGCTCACATTCTGCTGACCAGCAACAGTGACCACCGAGATGTCGAGTTTCGTGTCATCCATGTTCGTCTCTTGCACTGCTGCGCCTTCGGTCTGAGCAGCAGTTGCGCTGCCAGTCGTGACCTTGCTGATGCTGAGCGTCAGCCCTTCAGCAGGCAGAGCGTGCTTGCGAGCGACTTCAAGGAACGGGCGACCTGCCCGTGCGAACGGTGCGGCGAGGTCGGTGAGGAACTGCGGGACGACCAAGCCTGCGAAGTTCGCTGAGGTGACATCACGACGCTCGATGCGCTCTTCGTTCATGTGGCGTGAGAGACGCTGCTGCGCTTCGTAGTCGTTGCTGAACTGCGCACGGAACGCATCGGCGACGAACGAGTGCTCGCCTTGCGCACGGTAAGTGCGTGGCTCGCTCTTCACGATCGAGACTGCGACATCGACGCCCGAAGCCTTGCGGCTCTCGGCAGCGGCAGCGGCACGCTCTTCCAGTTCTTTGTGACGACGAATCTGCTCGTCGAGATCACGCACGACTTCGAGAGTCTGTGCGATGTCGGCATCTTCTTCGGTCGTGAGTTCACGCTGATCTTCAGCGGCTTTCGCCACGAGTGCGTCAGCCTTCGCCAACGCTGCGTCACGCTTCTCGATCAAAGTCTGCGAGTAGGTCATGTTCGTCTCTTTCGTTGAGTAGATGTTTCGCTCAGTGAGATTCGACAGTGATCACTCGGCTGTGTCTCGGCTGACTATTGCTTGCGTCGAGCCAAAGCCAACTGTGCTTTGCGCACACTGAGACTCGTGCTCTTGGCATCGAGTGTAGGTGCTTTCGGTTCGTCTTGCAACAGTCTGCTACGAATCTCGGCTACGGTCTGCTCATAAGCAGGGAATGTGACGACGCTGACATCGTAGAGTTGCACTTCACGCAGTTCACGCACATTCCGATCGTCAGACCACGAATCCTTGATGGTGCGGAAAGCAAACGACATCTGCGACAGATCGCCACGCTTCATCGCTGAGATGACTCGTGCCGCATCGGGATTCATAGGGTCAAGATCAGCCTCTACTGCGAGACCACGATCATCTTCCATGAGTCGCAGCGTGCCCGACTTCGTGCGTGCGAGCGGCACGCCCTCGTGATCTATGAGCAGTCGGACATCTGCGCCATCGTTGATCGTCTTCGAGAATGCGCCACGCTTGACATACTCGACGAACGGCATCGGCTCGCTCGGCGAATCGAACACTGCTGCGTATCCGTAGAGCGTCGTGCCGTCTTGCGCTTGACGAAGATCGAGAGTCGTGTATGCGATACGACGCTCATCTGCGCCTGTCACGCACCAGCGGTGTTCCATCTCGTTTGACATCGCCGCAAGCATAACGGACAGAGAAGGCTTCGTGCGAGTATCTGAATACTTCGGATGCTCAGGGTGCAGCAGGTCGTTATCGTTCACATAGTTGTCGTTCTCGGGTGCGCCCGTGCGTGCGAGATACAGAAACGCATTTACTCTCGCCATCGCCCACTGTGCACGAGTCATGTTCGGTCGATGCGAAGTCGAGAATGCGCCTGCGCCACGACGATAGACCGCACGCAGCGCACCGACCTGAACACGAGTCCATTCAGGTCGATCGTTCTTCGTCATCTCTTCGTTGTGTTCATCTGCTTTCGTTTGCAGCGCAGTCTCTGTCGCTTCGCTCAGTTCGATGCCGCCCGTCTTGTCGGCAGCAGAGCCAGCAGGGTTCTTGTCGCTGCCGAACACTTGATCTTTCTTCGGCGCAGGCGCACGCACATCACGCTCTTCTTCTAGTTGTCGCACGATTCGCTCTGCGTATGCCTGCGCTCTGAGCGCACTCTGCTTCGACGAACCGCCGCCCCATAGCAGCATCGCCACGAGACCAGCAGTGATCTCGTCGCCTTCTACCGCATCAAGATCGACGATGTGCCGAGCAATCCACGCAGGTATCTTGCGCCACTTCGCTTCGCTCAACGCTTCGCCGTTAGCCATGCGTCGAGCATCTGCGACCGTCGCAGGCATCAGACCGTCGCCAGAGAAACCTTCTTCGTGCAGTCGCAGCCCACGCTTCGCTGATTCAGCCATGAAAGACGGTGCGACGAGCGACGGTGCTCGCTCTTCGTAGCCGACATTCGACTCTTCGGGTTCTTCGACTGCTTCTGATTCGTCATCTGATTCGATCTCGACTTCTGACTCGGTGATGTGCACCGTGCCGTAGTTGTAGATGATCGTGCTTCGTTCGTCAGGTGTATCGACTTGACCCAACGGCTGCATGCCTTCGTCGAGAGACGCAGCCACCATCTGCTCTATCGCAGCCTGCTTCGTGGCGTGGCAGCCGATCGTCGTGAACGAGCCATCTGATTCACGCACGACAGCAGCCCATTGTGCGCAGTCGCTTTGACTTTGTGAGATTCCGAAAGGCATGATCAGTCAGCGTTCGGTCGCAACAGAGCGATGTCGCAACTGCCGCCGCTAGTGATGCCGTAGATAGTTTCTCTCTGCGGCACGATGATCGTCATCGTGTCACCGTTCGGTAGGTGAAAGCCGCTACTCGTCGTGACGCTGCTACTACCTAGATAGACGGTTGCGCCACCAGCGTTGTGCAGATAGACGGTGCGTGGAATGTCGTCGGCAGCGACCACGAGTGTCGCAGTAGTGGTGACGGTGATGACGGCTGACTGCATGACTATCTCTCTGGTGGCAGTGCGTCAGTCCCGAGCGTCGGCAAGTCGCCGCCCGTGACACCTGCGATCGGGGCACCTGCGATGCCGATGATGAACTGATCACCGTTCTCATACGGTTCACGATTCTCGATCTCTCTCGCCTCGTTGGGTGTCATCGTGCCCGACATGATCTGCGTCTGCTGCGCACGCACACGAGTCGTCAAGTCGGCACGCTCGAACACTGTCGCATCGAATCGCACTCGCTGCGTCAGCGGCAGCATCTCGCTGATGGCATCCTCGATGCGCCTCATAAATGGCAGAAGCGTGTAGCGAACGAAGTTGATACCAGCCTGCTCGACATTCTGATAGGTCTGCGAATCGCCGCCTGAAGCGTTGATCATGTGCAGCGGGATGCGATACGCACGAGCGATGTCACGCACGATCGCTTCACGATGTTCGAGCATCTGCATGTCGGCTGCGCTCGTCGTGACCGACTTCCAGCGCAGACCGCCTGTGAGCACCGCAGGCTTTCTGCGTCGAGTGTGCGCATCAGCCCATGTGTCACGCAGAATGCGTGCCTGCTCTTCGGTGATCGTCGCATCAGTTTCGAGCACGCTGCTCGGTGTCGCACCTTCGCCGTAGAACTGCGCAAGAAAGCGATCCATAGCGATGCTCGTTCCGATCGTGTTGCGCAACGCTTCCAGCGGCGACACGGCACGATACTCGTTCGGCATCAGTATCCAGTGCACTGCTTTCAGGTCGTCTGACGAATGTTCTTTCTCGCCGATGACATACCACGCTGAACCGTCGTCGCTTATGTAGTGCTTCTTCACGAGGTTCGGATGAATGACTCGCATCTCTGACGGAAGTTCGCCTGCTTTGCGTGGTGCGTAAATGTATGAGCAGCCGTGCAGTGCGAGCGACAGCATCACTTGATGAACGAACTCGAACATGGTCTGCGTCTGATTCGGTCTGATCAGCACGCTCGGTGTGGCGAGTCGCTCGATGCGACCTGCACGCTGCCGTGTCAGTTCGAGCGGCATCGCTGCCACTGAATCTGCGAGCAGACTGACTGCCGACATCACGGCGGTCGATGCGAATGCTGTTATCTCTGTGACGATCTCACCCGAATAGTTCGGGAAGAACGGGCGTGCAGTGATCTGATAGGGGTCGATGCTCGTCGGCAGCGCACGACGCTCTGTCAGTCTTCGATAGATGCTCACGAGTTAGCAGCCCCAGCGAGCACGAGCAGCACGCCTGCGACGACGAAAGCAGCAGGAACGAACACGAGAGCGACACCGATGACGATCGAAACGCTGCCGATTACTTCGGCAACAGTAGCCAACACAGCCCGATTCATGTCCATACCTGCACAATACTAGGCGCAACGCTCGCTGTTTGTGTGCGTGTAGTCGCACGATCGAGTGCCATGACGAGAGCGATGCACGCATCGATCTTTCGTTTCGACTTGCCTTTGCTCAGACGCCAGCCTGTGTCCGTCATTCGTTGCGCAGCAGAAAGCACTTGATCGGTGTATGTCGGTGCAGCATCATGCGTCACTCGTCTGTTCACGATCAGTTCGTAGGCATTCCCACACGCAGGGATCATTCGTGCCGCAGACTGTGGGAACTCGACCATCGACAGACCGTCATCAGCGAGATGTTCTGCGCTGCGCTGAAAGTAAGCAGGGTCATAGACGAACTCTCGCACCTCGTACTCTTGATGCAACGCACGCAGATGCGCTTCGACTGCTGCGACATCCACGCCCTCGTCTCTCGGTTGCCAAATGCGAGCACGAGTCACGATCACATCATCCTGCGGTTGTGCGAGCACTACGGCGATGCTGTCATGCTTCAGAGCCATGTCGATACCGACGAACAGCGGCAGATCGTCACGCAGTTCACGCCCGTCTTGGCACTGTTCCCACGCACCAGCAGGCAGCCACGACTCTTGCGCACGCACCCACTGATTCAGTCGCCAGCGACGAAACGCAGCCTCATCCGACTGCTTCACAGCAGTGCGCATGTCGTCGATGTCAAGCAGACCTTCGCTCAGATTCGGATTCGCAACACGCCACTGTTTCTCGTCATCGAGCACACAGTCGGGCTTCGCTTCCCACCACCAGAAACCGAATGTCGGGTCATCGACTTCATTCGACGCACACTGCTTGCCGTACTGATACAGATGACCAGCCACCGTGTCTAAATCGTAGCCAGCAGTCGTGATGCTCACCGTCAGCGGCTCGATGCGTGCACCTGAGCCGAGCGTCATTTGATCGTAGAGATCGGGTGTCGCCTGATTCCACAGTTCATCGAACAGCACCAGCGAAGGATTCAGACCAGCCTGCCCACGAAACTCTGACGAGAGCACACGCAGCACAGACCCGAAACGGGGCATTTCGATCGCATCCCGATACACCTTGCATTCTTGCGAGAGCACGCTGCTCATCTGCACCTGCTGCTTCGCTTCACCGAAGATGATGCGAGCCTGCTGCCTGTCGCCTGCGACGACATACACCTCAGCACCCGACTCGCCCGTAATGAGTCCGTACACTGCGACCGCCGACAGCATCAGCGACTTGCCCTGCTTGCGTGGCAAACCGATGAGAGCACGCCTGTAGCGCAAACGCATCGTGCGTTCATCACGCTCGAACAGTGCACGCAGCAGCCACTTCTGCCACGCCGTGAACAGCAGCGGCTCACCAGCACGAAAGCCTTTGAGCACGATGAAATGCTCGGCAGCAAACTTGATGATCTCGTCGCCGTCAGTCAGTTTCGAGATGCGTGGCGTGTAGAACGCAGGCTGCCACTTACTCGTTGGCAGCAGCACGCTTCGCTTCGATGCGCTCTCTGATCTTGCTGAACTCATGCTGCTTGTGTTCCCCTATTCCGAGCGTTGCTCGATCAGTCGGCGAGAAGCCGATTTGTGAAAGCAGGCTAGTGATCTGCCTGTCGATCT